TGGCGGGACCGGCACGGGCGGCGCGGGGATTGGCACCGAGCCGATTATTGAACCCGGCCGCGAGGTCGTGCTTGAACTCCAGAACGACGGGACCGAAGCCGCGCCGGGGAGCATCGGCGTCGTCTATCTTGAACGCGAGGACTTGTAAGCGACCCATAAACCTTTGTGGGAGGCCGTGTAAAGCCCGCGTGTGCAACTCCGACGCTCACCCGGCGCGCGGGTCTTTTAGCGTGTTAGGCCGTCTTTTACGTAGAATAATACCCGGCCCCACACTTCGCATCCAAACGGTGGGTAGCCGTCATATCTGTCTGGGTCAAACGGCAACCCCTGCTCCACCGGGCCGTTCCAATATGCCGTTTCAACATGGTTCTCATATCCGGGGGGAGAACGCACCGATTCACTCGTGTATATTTCAAGCGTTGCTGGTGCGTCGTCTGGATGAATATCAAAGGCACATGACCCACTATCAAAATATGGATCTTCTTTCCATAAGTGGGGTTTCCTTGCCTTTACTTCCACAATCTCGTCCGGTTCATCTGGATATTCATCGTAGTAACTGTGCCAAATTCGGACGCGATACGTTTTATCACTCATTATCCATCAACTCTTGAATTGCCTCATCGTAGGTCATGCCATGTTCGGCCTTGAAAACCCGTAGTTCGTCCCGCGTTTCCTCGCGGATTTCAATATGGGTCTTACCCATACAGGCACGTTGTACCATAAGCCCTTAGTGTTTGTGGTGTCTGTATGGATACATGGGGCCGAAGATTGAGTTAGACGCGGAATGGGTGCGAGAGAAGTACGTTGATGACTGGTTGAGCGCGAGCGAAATCTCGGAGTTGGCCGACGCGTCGCCGCGGACGGTTCGGCGGCGGTTGAACGAGTACGGTATTGACCGACCGGATGGGTGGGAGAACAAGCCGATACCGAAAGAAAGGCTACAACGTGAGTATGTCGACCAAGAACAGTCGGCGCGGGAAATAGCCAAGGGTGAAGATTACTCACGCAACCATGTCCAAAAGTCTCTCCGCCACCACAACATTAGCGTTCGGTCGCGGAAAGAAGCGATCCGGAAACACCACGGCGAACACGCCGCGTATCGGACGCACCCGCGCGGACACGTCATGGTCGCGTCGGGCGGCGGCATGGCATACGTTCATCAATTAGTTGCGATTGCGGACGGTGCCAATCCGTCCGACTTGTTTGACGGGGATGCTGTTGTCCACCACAAGAATAAGATCCCGTGGGACAACCGCGCGGAAAACATAGAAGTGCTTGAGAATCAAGGCGAGCATGTTCGCAAACACGACTTACCCGGATAAACCGCCGGTAGATATTTGTCGCACCGGGTTCATATCCTCCGTGTATGCAACTAAGGCGTTCTCCCGGTGCGCGTCCGCTGGATAGGGAGTGGCACCAACAGCGGCAGCGCGCCCGTGAACAGGCGTATAGCGGCGACTTAGACGCGTTCTTTAGTAACACCGAGATTATCAAGTACAACCTTGAGACGGCACAGATTACGGGCGAGGATAACCCCCGGATGTATCTGTTCCGGCGCACGATTGACCTGTTCGGGATTAACGGGACCGACGTGCGGACGCTCCGAAACCGCTAACCATGACTGAAATTCTTGAGCATGAGGCCGAACCGTTTTGCTTTCACTCTCACGTCCGACTTGCCGGGATTATCAACCGGGCGCACGGGCACCGTTCGTGTTGGGGGCCGCAGTTGGCAGAGCGTGAGTGCCGCACTTGTGGCGCGACGGTGGGGGTGAAACGATGAGCGGCAATCGCCCCACGTGGTCGCGGTCGTTCATCCCCGACGACTCAAACGACCCGTTTCTCGACAACAAGTATAGCGCCGAGGAGCTTGAGCGCATGGACGGCCGCGAACTCCAGAGTCTCGCCGCCGAGCATCCAACCGACGCGGTGAACGGGCGGGATAGCGCCGACGCGATTCGGGACGCGCTTGAGGGGGCGGAACGGGTATGAGCGACTATCCACCGTGTGATACGTGTGGCGCGGTGTCTGATGACTTCAAAGAGCCACTGCGTGAAGACACGCTCGCATACGCACAAGCCTTCCGTTGCTCCGAGTGCGGGAGTATTACGCCACTTGATTCATGAGCCAAGCCGAGCAACCCCCCAAGCCGCCGAAGCTTGTCGCGGAGACGGCGATTGAACGCAACGAGGCCGACGACCTCACGTTTACGGCCGCGGAGTTTGACCAATTCGACCAACACTTCAAGCGCCGGCTCGCAGGCGCGGCCGACACCGACGAGATAAGCGGCCGGTCGACGCTCTTGGAGATTCGGAGTTACTTTGTGGTCCAGCGGACGTTTGACGAGTACGACCATGACTGAGCGCGTTATTGATACCCAATACCGACAGGGCACGGTTGTTGAGAAGTACATCATAGAGGGCGAGCCGGGCGTTCACTATCGCGTGGTTGAGTCTAACGCCTAAGCGGGCGTGCCTTTTTGCGCCCGTGGCCCTACCGTTCACGTAATGCCGGACCTTTCGGAGCGAGAGGCCGAGGTACTGCGTGAGTTGTCAAGTGGCGCGACGACACGCGGCGAGATTGCCGACGCGCTGGACGTGACCAAATCCACGGTGAGCGATCACTTCGCGGCGTTGCGGGCGGCGGGCTATGACCTCCATTCGGAACGCGACGGAAATAGTCGGATATTCACGCTCGGGGACGCCCCCGACGACCCCGTTGACACCACCGGCTCAGACGACGAGAGCGACGCGCTGCCGGACTTGTCCGACACGCCCGTTGCGGACGCCGCGCCGGATATGGATGACCTCACCGACCGCGAGCGCGTGCTTGTGTCCGAACTCCAAACCGGGGCGACGCTTGACGACCTCACCGGGCGGCTTGACGAACGCGACGCGATTATCACCGAGCATTTGCGCGAACTCCGCCGGTCGGGATGGAAGGTCTATATTGACGAGACGGCGGAATACATCGGCTTAGAGACGGACGAACCCCTGCGGTCAAGCGAACACAAGGGCACGCGCACCCGGAAGGCAAATCGGTGGTGGGAACTCACACACTCCGCGCTTGAACGACGCTATCGAGAGTTGGACACACCCACCGCCACGCCACAGGGCGACGCGTCGGGCGCGGAAGATTGGGTGACGCACCTGACGGACCTCCACGCCGGGGATGAAGTGCTTGGGTATCAAGGCGACGTGGTACACCGCACCGAGGACTTGCCGCCGATGATTGACCATATCACCGAGCGGTCGTTGGCCCTCGCGGACAAGCACGGGTCGGACTATCGCACGGCCTATTCGCTTTGGGGCGGCGACTTTGTGACGAACGAATCCATCTATGAGGGCCAATTTGAGGACTTAGACGCATGGCTTGACGAACAGATTGACGTACTCCACGACCCGCTCTTACGCCACCTCAAGGCGCTATCCGAAGCGTTCCCCAAGGTCCATATCGTATGCCAAGCCGGCAACCACGGCGAGATACGCGCCAACGGCTCTAGCAAGCAAGCGAACGCGGATCTTATCCTCTACAAGAGCGTGCGGAACACGGTGGCCGCGCTTCAAGAGTGCGGGCAACTCGAAAACGTGGAGTTCACGATTGGTCGCGCCGGCCGGCCGACCGTGTTCTACCTGCGCGACGGCGCGATCCACGGGCAACTCCGCCACGGGCAAGACCGCAGCCCGCAGGCCGACACCTCGGCGCGCAAAAAGGAATGGCTGAGTACGATTCTCGACAGCCTCAACGCGGGGACGGCGGTTGACATGATATGGATGGGCCACCACCACGTATCGGGGCGCTTGCCGTGGAACGGCCCGCCCGTGCTAATCACCGGGAGTCCGAAGCCCGGCGGCGAGTACGCGCGCAAGCTGGGGGAGGTGACGGGGCCGAACGTGCCCACTATCGCACACGCGCACGGGGTGAGCGACGACGGGCTAACCGGCGTATTCCCGATTGATACGCGGCACTACGACCGCGAGTAAGTCACGCGTCCGTGCGGCCAAGCCAATCCTCACCGTCCGGCGCACGCCACACGGCAATCCCGACCCACGTGAGGAACGACAGACACGACGCCGTAAAGGTGAGCCATAGCCCGAGTGACGCAAACGCGGCGAGTGACGGCGGGTAAAAGGCGGCGTTGACGACAGAGGAGCGGCGCGACCATACCGTATCCGTGTCGGCAAGCGCGTAGAACTTAGTGAGGAGTCCGACCGCGGACCCGAGGGCTATCGCGGCGTCTTGCCACACCGGGAGCGTGCCCCAACTCATGCGTCCGCTTCGCCCCGTAGCGTTTTGAAAGTGCGCCACAAACACGCACGTATGTCGCAACGCTGGTGGTCCCGCGAGGAGTGGAACGACGCCGACAGCGACCCGGACGGCACGCACACGTGTCGGGCGTGCGGCCACGGCGCGACGATCCAGACGCCGCAACGCCGGACGGAACACTATTGTACCGAGTGCGACGCGTGGCAACGCTTTGAGTCCGTCCACACAGACGCGCCCTAACGGGCAAACGCTTAGGGACCGGCCGCGCGTAGCGTGCCATATGCCCGACCCGAGTATTGACGAGTTGAGTAAGAGCGATTGGGACGCCGCGACCACCCAAGAGCAAGACGACATTATTGAGCAAGTCGAATATCTAAGCTCCACCGGCTGGGCGCAACTCTCCCGCGAGCGCAAGAGCGAGGCGATCCGCTCCGCGATTGCCGAACGCGACACGCTGTATACCGACCGCATGAGTCGCCTGCCGACGCTTGACGGTGACGCCGAGGTGTTTAGCCTCAATCTCGCCGCGCACAAGATGGAACTCGCGGAGGGTGGCGAAGCCCAAAGCGAAAGCGGCGAGGGCGGGAGCGTGTCATACACCACGGGCAACGTGGAGGACTATCTAACGCTTACCCGGTTCGGCAAGACCGCGCTCCGGCACGTGTGGGAGGACTCGTCCATAAGCGTCGTCAGGAGCTATTAGAATGCTTGAGGCGAGTGTTGACCTCACCGTTGACGTGACGGCCGAGGACGTGTATCAAGCCCACCGCGAGCGCGTCAAACAAGCGTCGCAACTCGGCTTTAGCGTGTCGCAAGAGCGCGTGCCGGTCGACACGGGGACGCTCCAGCAATCGGGGTTCCCGCCGGAGTTTAGGGAGGAGGACGTGGTGTTCGGCTACACCGCCCGCCAAGCCGCGCCGATGGAATACGGGACCGAGCCGGGCCACACGCCGCCGATTGAACCGCTCAAGCGGTGGGCGCAACGGATCGGCAAAGACCCCGGCTTTGGCGTGTGGGTGGCGACCGAGAAAATCCCGCAAGAGGGCGTCGACGCGCAGCCGTACCTCCGCCCGGCCGCCGAGCGGATGAAACCATGGCTAGACAACCATGGACTTGACCTATAACAATCATGGACGACTATAGCGAGCAATACGACGACCTAGACGACAAGGACATACTCATAGGCATACTAACCGAACTCCAGCAAATCCGCGTCATGCTCCAAGCGCGCGACGCGGGCGACGACGACACGCCGCCGACCTACGCGTGCGACAGGTGCGACGCCGAGGTGCCCGAGGACAAGCGTGCGACCCACGCCCGCGACGCGCACAAGGCCCCGCCGTCACTCGCGGAGGGGATGTTTACGCGCGTCGAGTAGGGCGGCGTTTTACCCCGTCGCCGCATAAGGGCGCGTATGAGCGCGACGGACGCAACGACACACGTGGAGGAAATCAAGGCGCTTCTTGAGGCCGCGCCCGATACGGACTGGACGCCGGCCACGCCCGCGATCCGCAACTATTGGGATGACGCCCAAAGCGAGCGCGGGCCGGGCGCGGACCAACCGGGCGTGTTGTACCTGTGGAGTCCGACCGACTCGCAGCTTGAGACGTTTAGCATGGACGGCGACGACTTTCTTGAAAACACGACCGTCGAGATTCAAGCGTGGAGCTTAGACGAGCAAGAAGCTCGGCAACTCCAGAGCGACGTGACGCGGATTCTCTCGCAGTACCTTGATGACAACACCGTGAACACGCCGTATAGTGACGTACACCCGACCGGGCAAGCGGACTTCCGCGAGCAAAAGCCGGCGCGGGACACAAACCACTACGTTATGTCCGTCACGGTCGAGACGACGGGCTTAAGCGACACCGCGAAACCATGAGTAAGCCGGACATTAATATCACGGCGTCAATACGCGCACATAGTGAGTCATGAGTGAACTATCCAAGCGCAGGCCGTGGTACTGTCGGAGCGGCGTGGTTGATGAATACAAGTCGTCGCTCCAAGACGGAAGTGACCAATTTCCGATGCTAAAGAAGCTCAAAATCATTCGCGCGATTGTCGTGAACGTCGGCCTCTTTGCGGGCTGGTTCTACACGCTGCGCGTCGGGGGCGACCCGACAATTATCTCGGTCCTTGCGTTTAGTGTGATCGGCGCGTACAACGGGCTTGAACTCGGGGACTATCTCGCCTTGCTCCGCGCGTACAAAGAGGTCCAAGACGCCGCGGCACAACAGGAGTCGGGCGACGAATAGGGCAAACGCTTAGGCCCGCCGCCGTTTTGTGTCGGGTATGAGTACCGAGGAAGCTATTTGGAGCAACGCGCGCACGCTGTCGGTCCAGAACTCCGCGGATACGACCGTCCCGATTGCCGGGATTCAAGAGGTATCGATTGTCCCCGCGTATGAGCATGAGGAGCTGTATACGATGGATAGTAGCTTCCGCGATACCGTGAAGCGGTACGAGCATAACGTGAACGTGGAAATCACCTACGCGAAGTTTAGCGTTGAAGCCGCGCAGGAATGGCTCGGCGGGGAGGGCGCGACGGCCACCGCGTCACAAGACGACTCCGACCCGGCGCTCTTTAGCATTGAGGACGTGACGCCGAGCGCGGACGGCACGTTTGAACGCACGGCCGTCGTGGAGAACGTGGTGTTTCCCGAGTTCCCCGTGGTTGAAGGAAGTTACGGCGAGTATGAGGAGTGGGACCTATCCGGGTCGGGCCGACAGCTAAGCGACTTTAGCGACACGTCCGGGGCCTAAGTATGGGTGACGATCCGGTTGGGATGGCCGCCGACAACCCGGACGAACTCGCAGCGGACCTTGCGCTAGCGGCGCATGAAGACTATCAACAGTCCAAAGCCGAACAGCACGACCTCTTTGACGCCGTTGCCGACGAGGAGGGTGCGCCCCTACTCGAAACGAAAGCCACAATTGCGGGCGTCACAATCCCCGTGAGCGGGCGCTTGAACGGCGCGTTCATCGAGCGGGTGGAACGCCTTGACGCCGAAGCAAAACGCCGTGCGAACGACGAGGACGCGCCTGACGGCGTATCTGATATTGTCCGTGAACTCGGGGAGATTATTGACGACCTCGTTGACGACGACGAGATTACGGCCCGCGGCGTGTATCAGACGTATCAGGCCGAAGGCGTCGCGCCCGTCCGGCGTATCTTAGAGGAGGTGATGGACGCACTCCGCAAAGAGGACGAACGGCTGCGCGGAGATGCGGACGGGTTTCGCAAAGAGTAGCGACGAAATCCTCCAGTACGCCCTCGTTCAAGACGGGACGGACATGACGTTTCGGGAGATACACAAGATGGATCGGTGGGACCGATACCTCACGGCGCTCGTTCGGGCGCGGTGGTATCAGGAAAAGAAACGGGCAAGCGAGCGGTCACAAAACGGGCCGTGATAGCCCGCACGCTTTTGCCCTCCGCCGTGTTAGTCGCACGCAACTATGGTGACAGCCGAGGAGCTGACGGTTGCGATTAAGTCACAAGGCGTAAACGAAACGAAAAGCGACCTTCAGGGCGTTGAGGAGTCCATGTCGGATACCGCCGAAAGCGCCGGAAGTAGTGCCGAGCAACTCCAAGGCTTTTCCGAACGCTTTGCCGGGGCCATGACCGCCGCGGTCGGTGCGTTAGCCCTCGGAGCGGCCGGCTTACTGTCGCAAGTCCCCGTCTTAGGCGAAGCGTTTAGCGGCCTAAGCGCAATTGTTGATGCTGTCGCGCTTAAGATGGATAGCGTCTTGCGGCCCGCGATTTCAGACGTTACAAACACGCTCTTTGAAATTGCAAATGCGATTTTTGAGGCAGATGGGGGGATGGGGAAGTTAATCGGCCGATTAGGGGTTGTCGCGTCACTTGCGGGATTAGTCGCGGGCGCGCTCGCCGCCGTGGGTGTGACACTCACCGGCCCGATCCTGCTGGCGATTGCGGGCGCGGCGGCGGCGGTCGCCGCGCTTTGGACGGCGTGGGAAACGAACTTTGCGAATATCCGCGGCGTTGTTGAATCGACGGTGAACGCCATCCGCTCCCGCCTCCAAAAATTTATCTCGGTGGTCGGCCCGATTGTCCAAGGGTTCCTAAACCGGTTGGAAAAGTTCTGGGATAATAACGGTGACGCGATTATCTCGGCGGTGAACTTTGCGCTCCGAGTTGTTGGCACGGCATTTGAGCAGGCATTTGATGCTATCCTCACCGTTGTCCAAGCGGGACTACAGTTACTTACAGGCGACTTTGACGGCGCGCTCCAAACAATCACGGGCTTTATTGAGCGCACTATTTCGCGCTGGAAGCCGCTGTTTGAAGAAGTGATAAACGCGATTAAGGGGCTAATCGCGCCGTTCGTGAATGATGTGATTAGCGATATTGAATTTTTAGCAAATGGTATTGCCGATCTGCTGTCAAACCTCCCCGGCGTTGACGTGGGTGGGAACTTCTCCTTTGGCCGTCTTGACGAAGGCGGCGGCGGCACGGCAGGCGGAACGCCGGGCGGCCGCGGGCGACCAATCGCACGCACGGCAAACGGGCAGGGCGTATCGCTTGACGGCCGCACGCTCACCGAGTCCACCGGGCGCTATCGCAGCGACCCAAGCCGGCGGCGGGGGCTGTAAATGGCCGTCGCCACCCTGTCGCGCGGGACCACAAGCGTTGAGATCCCGCTTGTAGAGGAGGGCGGCGAGATACTGGTTTCGAGTACGTTTGGGAAGCCCGAGACGCAAGTCCGTGAGTCGGGGGGTGTCTTGAACCCGAGGGTACAGGATCAATGGAGTTCCTTACAGGGTGTCCAACTCGCCGGCCGGCTCTTTGACTATCAGAAATCTCACGACCTCGCGGACCTCATTAAGAGCGCGTCGCTTGACCCGCTGGAGTTGTCCTTGCCATCCGACATATATCCCAACACGCTCCGCGTCGCGCCGGCCGCGGGGCAAGACACGGCGCTTACGCTGGAGTACCCGGCGGGCAAGCGGGATAACGTGAACGTGTCGCTTAACCTCACGCGCGTCGGGGACGTGCTTGGCGTCAACGAGCAACAAGCGACGACGCCGACCGCGACGGGCACCGGCCCGATTGAGTTGCGGATCGGTGGGACCACCGTAGAAGTGCCAACGGCGGGCCTCGGCTTAGAGCGCACGGTCGGGCGGCCGAACGACGCGATACGCCGGCAACCCCAACAGGCCGATCCGCGCTATGAGGTCAAAGCGAAGGTCACAAGCGACCTGTTCACGTTTAACTTTGAGGCGGTCCAGAACGCGCAAAGCGTCTTAAATAGCATTACGGATAACGTGTTCCGCGAGCGATTAGGGCGGCAGGGCGTCACGGTGGACTTTAACGGAATGTTGGGCCTCGGCGCGATTGAGGCGGTGCCCGTGGGAAGCGCGCCGTTCCGACAAGTCCAGAGCGCCGGGCAAGATTGGGTGAGCATCCCCCAATTAGAACTGAGAAGAATATTTAGCGCATAGGGCAAATGCTTAGGGGCGGGCGGCGTAAGTCACGCCCATGCCCAGTACCGGACTCTCGGATTACGGCGAGGAGTGGGAACATAAGTACGCATTTCGCCAAGACCTCCTCGGCACGCGTGATACAAGCGTAGAGGTACTGTTATACAACGACTCGACGGACAACATCGGTGACGCCGACGACGTGAGTGCGGTCACAACCGAACCCACGGACGGCAACTATACGCGACAGTCGTTTACGCTTGATAGTTCGGACGTGACAATCACGCAGGTCGGTGGCAATATCCGCGCCGAGGCCACCGTCACGTTTGACGTGGACGGCACGACCGGCACGGTTGACGCGTCGATGTGCGTGGTAGACTTCCAGAGCGACGTGGTGGATAGCGAGACGGGGCAGAACACGCACCACATTTACAGCGCGACGCTTGATATTGGCTCGCAAGACCTGAGTAACTTTACCAGTATCGAAGTGACCGCGCGGCTTGACCTCGCCTAACAATGGCTCAAAACGATCCGTATCTCCCCGACTTTGCCACGGTGGCGGACGGCGGGAGTGTAACGTTTGACGGCTCCGCGAGTAGCACCGGGACGGCGATTATCAACGAGGTGTACGGCGACTTTGACGTACAAATCTTTATTGAAGCGTCCAACGACGGCGGCACGTCATGGACGCAAGTGACACAACTGACAGACGCGAACGGCAACACGACCTTTACCGGGAGCTTCCACACGCAGTTTAATCGCGTGTACGTGGATAGCGGGAAGCGTCGGCTTCGGATTGATGACGCCGCGACTGGCGGCGAGGTAGCCGTCACGGGGGACGAACGCTAATGGGCTTCAAAGAAGCCGGATTGCGTGGGTCGTTGCGGAACGTATCAGTTGGGGCGAGTGTTATACCCGACAGCGTAGTCTATGATTTCGACGCCGACAGCCTCGGAGAGAGTAACCCCGGCCCGTGGTCTGACGTGAGGGGGGACGGACAGGTTGACGATTCGCGGGCTAACAGCACACCTAATTCCTATTACTTAACTTCGTCAGGTGGAAAGGGGTCCACACTCGCTGAGACGGCCACATTTGAGCCAAACCAATACGAGGATACATTTGGATTTGCGTATAATGAGACTGTGGATAATGGGGCCACCGTGATGACATTTATAACCAGTAGCGGCGACCCAATCCTTTACGTTGGCCCTGACAACCCGCAAGTTCGCGCCGAAGGGGCAACTTCCGTGACGCTTGAGGATACACCATCGCCCGAGTACGATACGTGGAGGGAGTTTGAGGTGTCCTTTAATTGGACTAACACAGATGCAAATATTACTTGGACAGACATTGGTGGCTCAACTGCAACACGATCACAAACAATCGGGTTAGCATCCGCTGCGACCTATGATATTGAGCAGATTCGTATTGTGGCGGGAAGTGGCTCAGACCATTGGGGCGGGCAATTGAACCAGGATTGTTGGATAGATGATACGGTCGTCGTTAGTGTTTGACTCGGTGTTTAGGTCTATCAATCCAAACGCGTGACATAACACAATGCCAACCGTCACCGAGGCCACGATTGAGTCCGAAACGGGCTATGACTATGGTTATAGCGCCACGTATGATTACGGCCTCCTTGACAGCACGCTCGCAGCAATCGCGGCGGCCGTATCTAACACAACCGCGAACTCGCTCGCGGTCGGAGACGCGCAAACCACGACCACGGCGAACGCGACAACCACGGCGACCACGATAACGACAGGCGCAGGCGCAACCCCCGCCACGGCGGGCGCGCAAACCACGGCGTCGTCAGCAACGACAAGCGCAGGCGCAGCGAGTACAACCGCGAGCGCAACCACAACCGCGGCGACCGTTGCCACGGACGCGACGAGCGACGTGCTGCCGGTGGAATATCAGGTGACACGCGACGGCGACACGGTAGAGGATGCTGTCTATGACGTGGACCCGCTTGTTGACACGGCCAACCCCTTCGGTGACTATGCGGTCATCAAGTTAGACGACCGCGGCGGAGACAAGTTTGCGGAGTACGAACGCGGCACGCGCGTCGACGTGGCCGTGAGTACCAACGCCGGGATCACGTTCCAAGACCGCTTTACGGGGTACGTCGTTGAACGCAGGGAAAACGAACAGGCGGGCGCGGACGCGCTTGAGGTGGAAGCGTACAGTTTTGACCAATTCTTGCGACGCAACACCGTTACGAACGACCAACGCGGTAACACGATTTCGCAGGCGCTCGCGGACATTATCCAAACCGACACGCCCGTCTCATACGTCGCGGGCAACGTGGACGTTGGTGACGATCAAGAGCTTACGCGCTCCTATCAAGGCGAGGCCGTCGAAAACGTGCTGCGCGACTTTGCGTTTAAGTCGAATAATGAGGAGTTTGGCGTGAACGACGCGCTTGAGTTCTTTTTCCGACCACGCGAGACGCGGCATATAGACCGCGGCATTGATAATACGCAATGGTTCCGGTACGACATTCCCGAACTCGGTAAAGAGGCGATTAACGAGGTGGAAGTGTGGTTTGATGACGGCGACGAAAGCGTCATCGTTGACGACGGGACCGACAAGCTGGACCTCCAAGACAATCTCGGCCTCCCGTCGCCCGGCACGCAACGCGCCGAACTCAACCGCCCGCTTGTCACCGACATAGCGGACGCCGAGGATATTGGGCGCAAGTATCTCAAGTTCCGCAACTCCACGCTGTCGGGGACGGTTACGACCTTCGGCTTGTATGACGCCGAGCCGGGCGACACGATTGATATAACGATTGACTCCCGCGGCATAGATTCGGAGTTTGTGATCGCGGGGGTTGAATATCGGTGGGGGGTTGACGAGACAATCCTAACGATTATTGAGCGGCGCGGCGACGTGGATGACATACTCACGGACCTCAACGATAGCGTCCAGCGCGTCGAAATGGAGGGCGCAAACCGTGACGCGCCGAGCAACCGCATTACGACGACGAACGCGACCGCGCTTGTGGGGGTAAGTGACTCCGCGGCTGTCGTTCAGGATACTGACTCGGGGAGTGTGACGGGCACGACCACGACGGAGTTTAGCCAAGACACAACCGGCGGCTATGACGCGAGCATTTCGGTCACGCTTAACGACGGCGAATCTGCCGAGATAACCGTGGAAGTGCTAAATAACGGGAGCGTAATTGACTCAGACAATACAATTGGGAGTGCGTCGGGTGGGTCGGCTACCTTTAGCGCGCAGGTGAGTGATTCGGGAGTCACGTTTGACGAGATTCGGTTTACGCATAGCGGAGATAATACTGCGACGTGGGACTATACTGTTACCGAACAGGAGGCGACGGCGGCCGACCGATTCGTCAACGACGGCCGGCGCGCAGTCCGCGACACGTGGACCGGCGACGCCGCGCCCGACATAACGACGCTTGTGGTTGGATCGGACAACGCCGGGCTGTCGCGCAGCAACGACACGCTCCGCAACCAGATAGCGAGCGCGAGCGTCACACAAGCGTTACCCAACGCGACAAGCGTGGAGTTCACGGCGAGTGTCACACAGACCGGCGTTCAAGAACTCGGTTTAGAGACGGCGGACGGGCGGCTTATCACGCGCGCGGTGTTTGACGGGGCCGTTGACCTTGAGGGCACGGTGACGGTGACGCTCACCGTGAGCAACGACGCGAGCGTGTCGCGTGGCGTGCTTACCAACGACGGCCAAACTGCCGTGCGTGACGTGTTGGCCGACAACGCGCCTGCGCTGCCGAACGCCTACGGCTACGGCGACAACGGAACCGCGGTGAGTGAGTCCGACACGGCGCTCGGCAACGAACTTGTGGACGTGTCGCTTACTCAAATCCTTATTCAGTCGGCTGATACGCAGGCCGAATGGCAAGATATTTTCCCCGCGCCGGCAAGCGACGATCCGTTTACAGTTGACGCAACCGACCCGGGGATGGAACAAATCGCATGGACGACAGAAGGTGAAGCACCTGATTCCGAACAAACTGGATTTGATGCAACCACAAACACCGGCGCATATTCAGGCGGTGATTATTGGAATGGAACGCGTGGCGAGGACATTAGCTCACCCGGCGACTTCGCTGTCTGGGAGTTTACACCCGCGCATGACATTCCTGCGGATAGTGTCGGCGTCCAAGTCCGAGACGCGTCGCCAACAACCAACGCGCCCGCGTTTGAATGGCGACTTATTGGCCCCGATTCAGACACACTTTTAGAGGAGTTGACGGTTGCGGGTACCGTTGGGTTTCAAGACTTGCCGGGGTGGAGTGATTTGACGGGGCGTGCCGTGTATGACGGCCCGAGTGAATATAACGGCCCGGCACTTGAAGCGGGAAGTACCTACCAGCTTCGCGTTGATATTACGGATTCAGACGGGAGTGCGGACGCGTATCAATATAATGTGGACGTGGTTGCGCCATATGATACGCGCGAGACAAGCGAAATCACGTTTGATGACACGAATAACGGATCGGGCGGGCCGCTTGACGGGCCACAAAAGTACCGTACAACAGACTTGCGTTCACTTAACACGTCCGACACGCGCCGCAACGTCACCGAGGCGTCCTTTACCAGCACGTGGAACGACGTGAGTAATAACCAGTACGTCGAACTCGCCAACGACAGCAGCACGTTCACGCGATTCAATAACAGCGACACGGGGAGCGTTACCTTCGCATCGTCAGATCGTGGCGTGGATACTAATCTCAACTTCTCCCGCTACACAAGCGACGCTACGACGACGCCGGCAACGGGCGACTCGGGGCAGCGGATAGACTCATGGGAGCTTACGGCAAACCCCGACGCGGTTGTGCCGGATAATATTGGGGAGACGCTTACGCGCGCAACTGTGTCCCCCGGCACGCTCACAGGTGAAACAATCCGCGAGGCGGGGCTAAAGAGTGGGTCAACGCTCCTCACGCGGCATATCCTCGCGGAGTTCTCTGTGGAAAGTGGCCAACGAATCGCGTCCGCTGAGACAAGTCAGTTCACGGGTGACAACTAAGATACGTTCACTTTCACCGCGGGGGGATTACCACTTAGTACCCCGCCGCCGTATGTGAAAAAGCCATGCGTGACAGCATGACACGGCGACGAGCCATTATTGGAACTGGTGCGCTCGCCGCCGCCACGACCGTAGGTATAGCGACCACAACTAATCAAGCCTCGGCCACCGTCACGGGTGAGTTCACGATTCCGGACGGCGAGACGGTGCTTGCCGACACGCAACTCCAAGACGTGCGGCTTGTGTGTAACGCCGAGTATGGGTATGAGTCAAACGCGCCAATCCACGGGCTGGAGCTTGAGCTTCACGTCGGCGCGACGCCGGACACCGTGGATATGATTGCGCGCACCGAGCGCACGGACCTCGGGACGGACTCGCTCACGGGCACCGAGGAGTTGTCGGGATCGCTCGTCAACGCGTCGGACTTTGCGCTGTCGGACTTTCAGCCGAGCAACGGCGAACTCCGGCGCACGGTGGTTGCGGAACTCCGCCTGTACGTTATCCGCAATGAGGAGGTGGTTGCCGAGGCGGCACAGACGGACACCTTTGAGGTGACGGTGAAAAACGAGGAGTTAAAAATTGATATGAACCTAAGCGGCACGGGCGAGGTGGAGTTCACGACCGGCTAACTCGTCGCGCGCCGGTCATAAATCTCGTCTATTTGCTCATACACGCCGTTCCGCCTGCCGACTCTAAGGACTCTTAAAGCCGGCTTGTCGAGTTGAAGGACCGCCCGCAAGTCACCGACGCGCACGCGGTAGAGGCCGTCTTGGCCTTCCAGCAAGCGCACGCTCGGGTGATTGGTCGGCTTGCGGTGCGTCGCCACGTCCGCAATCTCGTCGGTTAGACGCTCGCGTTCGTCACTCTCCAGCGCGGTGAGTTCGCGTTTCGCGGTCGTGTGGATTTGGAGCTTGTATTGTGTCACGCCCCGACATACACGCCCCGGTGTCTAAAGCGTCCGGGCTTCACCGTTACATTTATTGTAACGGGTGTGTATGTGACATACGCAATGGAAGCCAACAGCATCCGAACGACGCTTGCGGACGCGGCGCTCGCGGGCGTCACCGACGACCCCGACGTGACCGCGGCCGTGGCCGACGTGGAACCGGACGCAACGCTTACCGCGTGTCGGAGCGGCGACCCGCTCCTTGACTTTGACGACTGGATGGAGGTCCAGGCATGACGGACGCCGAAACGACCACCGTGACGGTGACGCGGCGCGACAACGAGGCCAAGAAGGTGGAGGTCGACACGCGCCGCCGGAGTAGCGAGTACACGTATTATACCACGTACACGTTCAACATGGACGGGAGTACCGCCGTGTTGGGAACGATAGAACCGGACGGCGAGAAGTTCAACGTTCAGGGCAACGCCGACACGGCACGCCTTGCGCGCAACGCCGTGTGCGATCTCCCGTTCGTTCAGGGCGTGGTCATGTTCCCGCGGGTGGAGCCATGACCACCGTGTACACCGTGCGCGACGACCGCGGCGTGACGTACCGCGTGTTTGACGCCGAGCGTGCCGAGCGCCTGTCGCGTGCGGGCCTCACCGTGACGGCCGTCTCGGGCGTATAAACCATATCCCGCGATAGCAATCCACCGCCGACCCGTAAGCCGGTGTCACACCCGGCCGGCGGCGTGCCCGCAAGGGCGCACCTATGACAGACCGAGACAGAGTAAGCGATTGGCAAGTGTACGACCCCGACAACGACAACGTGCGTGCGTTTGACGCCCGGAGCGACGCCGAGGACGCGCGTGAGGACATGGCCGACTTTGGGATTGACGTGGAGATGTACCCGCCGGGCGAGACGCCCGCGGATGACGCCGCCGCGGACGGTGGCACGACCGGCGACCCCGGCACGCCCGCGGCGCAGGCGGCCGACCCGCAACCCGACCCGGTGGAGCAAGTGCCTGACGATCCGAATCTCACAGACGACCCGTTTGCGTGGATGCCCGGCGACTTTGTGGACTCAATTGACGGGACGCCGACCATCAACCGGCGCGGGTACGCCGCCCTCGGGCGCAAGTTCGGGATTAGTGCGCCGGACGTGTCGGTTCAAGTCGGTCCCGAAGAGACAGACCATACCTATTGTCGCGTCAAGGCTACCGTGGAGGACGCGGACGGTCGGACGTATCAGAACCACGGGAGCGCGGGCGTCGAACGCGGCGACGACGCGACCTTGCTCTTAGAGTTGGCGACGACGCGCGCACGGAAGCGGGCGCTTGCCGGGGCGACGGGCGTCGGGCTGATTGCCGTGGAGGAACTCAAGAACGAACTATGACCGTTGAACTCACCCCCGACGAGTACCACGCCCTGCGTTCCCGCGAGCGCGACCACCTCATGGCCGCCGCGATCCACGCGGCCAAGCACGGCGCGATTCCGTCGACCCGTGGCCTCACCGAGTCGGTGGGGCGACTCACCGGGCACACGCCCTCGCCTGAGACGACGCAGGCGGCGCTTGACGGGCTTGCCGACGCCGGCCTTGTGGAGCGACGCAACGGCGAGCCAACGCCCAACGCGCGCGGCGTGGCCGTCACAAGCGACGGTGAGCGCGTGCTTGCCTACGGCGCGGCGCGACTTGACGCGGCGGCGACAGTCGAGTAGGCGGCCGACCTCTTTTTGCGGACGCGTGCGTATCGCGGCGTATGTCTCTCCCGACCGTGGTCGACGTGTTGACGCAGCACCCGGAGCTTGCCGTGGCGCTTGCGATTGCGCTCCGGCTTGCTCGTGCGTATCAAACGGAACTCACATGGAGCGAGTACCGCGAACTCCACCGCTTCAAGCGTGGCGTGTTCCCCCTTGCCGACCGTATCCCTGCGGTCGACAAGGCGATTCTCTTAGTGAGCGACAAGGGCGGCCGTGACGATCCCGAGTTCGTGCGGACGGTGGACGGCAGCGTGCGCGGCGTCGTTCAAGACCTCCAAGCTGCCGGGGCGACGCTCCACCTGATTAACTCACTCAAGCGCCGGCCGGACACGCACGGCGATCCGTTGAGCGCGGCGCACGTCGTGTGGACCGTGAACGGCGGGACTGAACAGGTGGAAGGGTATCTGTTCCGCAATAGTGACGGGACGGTTGACCTCTACGCACACACCGAGGCGGCAATCACGGACCCGCTCGCGCACCTCACGGGCGAGCAACAGGACGGCGACGCCTACGGCGTGTTGGCAAAAGAAGCGGCGGCTTAGTCCCACCCGGCCGGGCGCTCCAGCCGGACGCAAAACGCACAGTATTGGAGCAACGCGCCGCCCTCGCGGTCAATCGGGTCGCCGCAGCGGAGGCACGACTTCATCGTTGCCCCCGGTCGTTGCGGACCACGCGAGCGCGGTTGTACGCCTCGCGGTGCGGGTCCGACGTGGTGCGCCCCGGCAAGCGCGTGTCTCCCTGTTCCTCGTTGCGACACGCCCGGCAGAGCGTCCGGCCGTTGACGTGGAAGTAGCCCGGTCGGTCGCCACGGCCGCACGCGTCGCACTCAGTCATCGGCAAACACCTCACCGGATCGGTGCCACTCCGCGGGCGGGTCTTGTTCCTTGCCGGTGATCACACCCTCAGCGCCACACAGGCACTCATACTTTTCGTAAAACCGTCCTTCGTCACTTGCGGGAGTGGTATCAACACACACCGCATTTTGGTGGTCGCACATGACCTATCACACACTCTATTTGCTATCTACTTATAGTTAACGCATAGTAAACAACTAAGTAGGTGGATAGCATACTATCGGTCGCAATGTCGGAACTAATGCGAGTCCACGATTCGGTGCGCGAGCAAGCCGAGTCGTTGGCCGACGACCGCGGTATCACCATGAAAGAAGCCGTGCGCGACGTGTTCAAGGAGGCCGGATACAATGTCTAACCGCATGACAATCGCGTATGCCACGCCGGACGGCCACCGCACGCACGCCCCGCCCGAGGCGGCCACGCGCACCGCGGACGGCACGCCCTACGTGTGGATTCGGACGCATGGCGGCGACGTGACGCGGGCGTTTGCGACGGGTGAGATAGAATGAGCGAGCAAGACACCCTAACGGCGGGAAGTGTGAACACGGCCACACTCGCCGGCACGGTCTATACTGTTACGGTGCGCTGGATGGATAGCCCCCACCCGGAGTGTATCGGCGTGTTTCAAGAGGAGGCGGACGCCGACGAGTTGATGAAACGGTGTCGAAATAAGTGGTCGGACCCGAAACCAGTCGTGGCGTGGGAAAAGAACGCGGTAGAGATTCAATGACCCCGACCGACTTCCACGAACGCCTTGACCACGCCGGCCACCTTGCCGACAGCAAAGGGCCGGGCGTGTACGCGCTCGCCGTGGCCGTCCCCGATAGCGTCGACAGCATCCAGCGCGCTCGCCTGTCGGTCGCGGACCACCCGTTTCCCGACGACATGGCAGAACAGCTTGCCGCCGCCGAGCGCGTCGTCTACGTCGGCGAGTCCGGCCACGTCTATGACCGGCTCATGGACCACGCCCGCGGCGAGGTGCGTCGGGCGTCGTTGCTCCGCGCGTTTGCCGTGACGGACGTGGTTGGCGTGTGGCCGGGCGAGCGGACGGGCGTGGCCGAGCGCGACCGTGCGCGGGCGCTATCGGACGCCGAGACGGTGGCGTATGCGAACGGGGAACTGTTCTAATGGTTGACGGCCGCAGCTACGCGACGCCCGAGCGCGTTGACGCGGAGGAGTGCGCGGCGATCCGCGAGCGGCTGTTGGGCCATGAGTCCGTCGCGGAGCTTCGCACGTGGAACGGGCGCAACCGTGACACGCTCCGGTATCACGCGACGGGCGAGTGCGCGCATGACCACGACACGCCGCCGTGTGTCGAGACGCCCGAGGGCTGGACCGAGTGCGTGACGTGTGCCGACTGCGGCAAGGCGTTCCAAAGCGCGGGCGGCTTGGCGCAGCATGAGGGGACGTGTGTGGAGTCCGGCGTTACCCTGTCACAAGACTTTTAGTACCGGCGTGTATACGTAGCACTACCGACGGAAGCTCGCCCCGTAGAAAGGCCGCTTGGGCGTGGTCTTTCTACGCGACCCGCGCACTTTAACGTGCCGGTTAGAGGTGGGTTCGTCGGACCACCATGTCAGCAACGAAAAAGCGATACAAAGACCCGCAAGTGCTTCGCGCACTATACTGGGAGGAGGATCTGACCTTACAAGAGATAGCTGAGCGGTATAACGTCCACGAAAAGACCATTTGGGAGTGGTTTGAACGCTATGATATAGACCGTCATGGCTCAACGGGCGGAGATAACACAGGCCCGCGTGTGAATAAGGTCGCATACGGGGATGACGCAAGCGGATACTGCGTGTGGAGCGGGACGACTGATATGGACGGATTTTCTACCACGTTCGTCCATCAGTTGTTAGCCGTCGCGGACGGTGCCGATCCACACAAAGTATACTCAAGTGGTGAGTATCACGTCCATCATAAGAACGGCGTCAAGTGGGACAATCGCCCGGAAAATCTTGAAGTGCTAACGGCGGAGGAACACGCCAAGAAGCACCCGGACAAGCTTGAGAAGATTCAACAAAAAGAATACACGGATGAGGAGATGTTAGAGTGGATAAACGCGTTTGTCTCCGAGTTCGGATATGTTCCCACGGGCGGAGATATTGACGGATGGCCCGGCCCGTCTCGCCCCACGTATGTCAAGCGGTTCGGTTCATGGACGGAAGCGATTAATGCCGCAGGGTGGCAAGTCCCGAACCACCCTACAGACACAAACGGCCGCCGGATAGCGTGCGAAGATCCCAAACCGTTCGTGGGGGATGACGCATGACCACGCGGCAAATCGCGCGTGTGTGTGTCCACGGCCAAAAAAAGAGTGTAGGCGGTAGCGGTGAAAACACCGAATCGCATGACGGGGCGGCTACGCCGCCCCGTAGACGGGGGCTGCGCCCCCGTCGAGTCCGCCCAACTACTACTACTTACTATACATTAGGATTAGTTAGTAGTAGTATAGGGCGCGAGTGTACGCTTAGTGTATACAACTCGGCGGGTGATTGCCGTGTCTGACCGGGTTCAAGTCGGGCCGAAGGTGGACGCGACGCTCTGGAAGCGGCTCCGCGAGGACGTGGAGGAGCGGAAGGGAAGCGTCCGCGGCAACCTCGGCGACGAGCTTGATAACGCCATACGGGAGTACCTTCGGCATGAGGAGCGCCCCGTCGACCAACGGATTGAAAAGCGGATCGCCCGGATTGAGGAGGCGGTCGGGGCGGCCCCCACGGACGGGGGCACGGACACCGTTCCCGAGCGTGAACACACACACACGCGACCGCCGACGCCGACCGAAAAGCCGCCGTCCAACACGGGCACGGACAAGAAAGTCGCGTGGTTGGCGAAGTGCCTCCGCGATAATCACGGCGACGACTTCCAAGAGGTCACACGCGACGACCTCCGCGGCGTTATCAAACAAGAATACGGCTTCCGCCGTGACACCGCGAAGCGATACGTTGAGCATTTGGTTGACCACTTTGACCTTATGACCCATCCCGCAACCGACAAGGTGCTTGTCACCGAGGAGCGACACGCAGAGCTTGAGGAAAACATGAAAGACGGACTCCACAAAGAAGCACAAGACGAGTTCCCCGACGAGTATGAGGCTGGATACAATGAGTAAGACCGACACGCCGAGCGTCCGCCGTGTAATCCTCGGCTTGATTAGCGATTACGGCAGTATCACTCACGACTTACTCGTTGCCACCGCGCACGCCGAGACGGACGCGGACCTTGCGGCCGTGCGTGAGACGCTGGACGCGCTGGAGGCGCGTGGCGAGATATACCGCGTTGGCGATACGTGGAAGGTGACGGACGCATGAGTAGTACGCCTCAAACCAAAACCGACGCGTACAAGCACGTCAAAGAGTCCGGCGAGGACGTATCGCTGCGGCGCAAAGTCGCCGCGTCAATTGCCGAGACGCCGGCCACCACGTCGGAACTCTCCGACCGCTTCCCTGAACACTCAAGCAACGCGCTCCGGCCACGCGTCAACGAACTCCTCCGCATGGGCTGCGTTGAACGGTCGGAAAAGCGCACCAACCCGAGCGGCCACGAGGCATATGTCCACGTCCTCACCGCTCGCGGGGAGCGATACCTACGCGGCGAGGTCGACCCGGACCCACGCCCCACGCTGTCGGAACTCAAGAGCGACGTGGTGACGGTCGCCCGCGCGGTGGTCAACGGCGACACACAAGAGGCGGCGCTTGAGGAGGTCGTCAACGACCACGACGCGGCGAAGCTCGCACGCGATCCCGATTGGACGCCACCCTACGACATGACCAACGACAACAGCGACGACGGCCTGACTGACGAGGAGCGCGAGCAAATCAAGAACGACCCGGTGCTTGAACTATCGGACTTTGTTGAGGGCGACGCATGACAAGCGGCCACCTCCCCGCCGACAAGTGGGGCGACGCGGCCACGTCATGGCCCGACCGCTTCTTTGAGATTCGGGTCGGTAATGAGTCTGACCCCGAGCGCCTGCGCGCCGCCGCGAGCGCCGAGGCCGACCGTGCCGACCCGCGCCCCGACCGTATCGCGTGTATCAATCAGCGACTCACAAAACTCGACCAATGAGCGATATAGAACCCAAACCCGTAGGCACACACGCCATCGTAAAGTACCGACAAAGCAACGGCGCGAGTATCAACACCGTCGCCGGACCCGTCACGGAAGCGTTCGCAACGGGCGACGGCTGGACCATGAAGCTCAGTCCGACGCGGGACTTAGGCACCGTCCGGCTTGACGGCGACGCCCGCGGGGCGTTCGTTGAAGTGCGCGACAGCGGAGACACGTGGCGGCGTATCGGCGTTGCCGAGGCTATCCACACCAATGACTAAAGGCAAAAACAAGCCGCCGAGCGTGTGCCCGTACTGCGGTGAGACTGTCGCAAAGCTCCCCAACCACCTCCCGTGTGAGGCCGTGCCGCCGACCCGAGGCTATGATAATGACTCGTAAGACCCTTTCCGACGTTGACCCGGATCGCATCTACGTGACCACTAACCGCAGTTCCGGCACAAAACGGATTCACTTGGACCCGGACTGTCGCCACCTCCAGACCGCCACGAACCCGATTATCGAGAAAACGCCCGCCATGTATCCCGACAGCAAACCCGTGTGCCTGAGTTGTACCGGCTCGCCACCGAAAGGTCCGAACGACCGCAGCATCTACGAGGCCGCGTGTGCGGCGGGGGAGGCCGATGAGTGACGCCGCCCGCCCGGACGGGACCGACCCGCGCGTTCTCACGGTCCCCGACGACGCACCCGAGGTATGGATTGCGCGGGGCAACTCCAGCGCCCGTTCGTATCACACCAACCGCTGCGCCACCGTGGAGCAGATGGATGACCCCAAGCGCGTCGCCCAACCCGTCGCGGAGTGGAACGACCACAACAAATGCGGCCGGTGTGAACGACTCGACACGGGCGAGGACTATGAGCG